AAGACGTCGCCCTTTCACGGCGGAATCATGGGTTCGATTCCCGTACGGGTCACCAAATCAAAGTCCCCACATTTGGCTTAACAAAGCCGACTGTGGGGATTTTTCTTTTTGTTGAAATCTGTAAAATATCTTCCAAAAATCACGGTATTTTTAACTTTATTACACCCCTATTACACCCCGGACATTACCTTGCTGAGATTGTCGAGTACGCTCTCCGTGTCGATGTGAGTGTACTTTAACGTGGTATCGTAGCTGGTGTGACGGGTTATATCCATGATGACCGCTTCGGGTACACCAGCCTTTGAAAGCAGGGTAGCACAGGTGTGCCGTGCGGAGTAGGGCTGTAGTTCATCACGGAGCTGGTGCTTTTCTTTGAACGCCTGCCAAGCCCGGTAGAACGCAGTAGCGTTTCCGGGATAGAGAGTAGTGCTGCTTTTCTCCGCAAAGTGCCGAATCACCGGCTCAATCTTGTCGATTATGAATATAGGCGCGTTCTTGCCTTTGGCGGTCTTGATTCCGCCGAACATGACGTGCTTCTCAAAGTCAACGGAGCTGCTTTCAATGCTCCACAGCTCGCCTGTCCGCAGTCCGCAGTATAGGAGTATCAGCAGGTACCCTGCGAATTCCTCGCCCGTGTTCCAGCAGTGCCACAGAAGCTGGATCTCCTGCTCGGTGAACACGGTTTTCTCTCCGGCGGCTTCGTTCTTCGGGAGGACAAGGTGCGGCACAACGTTACGTTCGACCTTGCCGTCTATGTACGCGTATGTGAAAATCTTGTTTAAAAGATCCTTGATGTATCTTTTGGTGTAGAAGCCGCCGTCCACGTCGTCAATGATGTTCTGGAGGTCGCTCAGCTCGAATGCGTCCACGTTTACCATTTCTACGTCCCGCAAGTGCTTGTACGCTGACTGATACGTTTTCTGGCGCTTTTCGGACAGCTTGGCGAATGTCGGCTGCAACGCTTCGTATGCCTGCGCGATAGTGATGGACTTGTTCCGCTTTTTGTCGAGCTGTGAAAGGTATTCGCTGGCTTCTTTCTGTGTAGCGAATCCCTTTTTGCGGAGGGTTTTGCGCTTGCCGCCGACGTACCATGTCCGGGCGCACGCCCACTTGTCATTCGGGAGCTTGTATACGCTTCCGGTTCCGTTGCCGCGCTTCTTCACGGAGCGCTTCGGAGCTTCGTCTGTGACCTGGTTCGCTCCGCAGTACATACAGAATACCGAGCGTATGTCTATTTCGCGCTTGCAGCGGATACATTTCATGGCGGTTGTCCTTTCTAGTAGGTTCCCCTGTCCGTATGGGCAGGGGAATTTTGCTTTATATAACTTCTATTCTTGATTTATTCAAGACGTTCGTAATCAATCTCGTATCCGATAGCCTTAAGTTCTTTTAGCGTTTTGAATTTCCAATTCTCTCTATCGGTATAGACTATACCCTGCATATCTGATGGCAGTTCTACACCGTTCTGGGCAAGGATAATTGTCTTTTCGCGTCCGAGCTTTCCCATGAAATACCCCGCTTCAAAGACGACATTTTGCCTTGCGCGTGGATTAAGATTTTTGCCGTTATTCTCTTTACCCTCATCATCTGATGTGAACAAGCATATGGCCGCCCCAACATCGCTGTATTCTTCAAACTTCTCAATAATCGTCTTGCCGCCATTCGCTTGTTCGTTAAGAATAATAGCCCCTATTCCCTGTTTCTCAATCAAACGTGCAACGGATTGCTTTAATGCTTCATCATGCCCGTGGACAATGAATACCTTAGAAAAGTCGATGGTGTTATTTGTTAAGTTATCTTTCATTTTCGATCCCACCATTTCATCTTCCATATCAAACAAATAGGCAGTAAAAACAGCTTTTGTAGATTTGAGACCATCGGCGCATGCAACTATATAGTCGTAGTCAGAAGTATCAAGTGTACATACCATAGGGACAAAATATGTATTTAAAAAATGGGAATATTCATCGCTATTTTCTCCATAAATTTTCTTTAATAGGCGTTCTGTTTTTGTTTCCCACGTTACAAAATTAGGGTCGCTGCTTGTTACGTGTGATTGAATAAGAACATCTATTTCATCAATGATAGCCTTTAATTTTTCGTAATTTGACATTTGATCCTCCTTGTTATATCAACTCTTTAATCCTATCAATATCGTCAAAGAAGCAGACGGACTTATCCGCTCCAAAGTAGTCGCACTTGACACGAAGTTTGTCCGAAACCCTGAGCGTTCCCTTGTGTATGCCGCCGTCCGTGATATCTATCGAGTAAACTCCGTCATTTAGTGCGACTTTACATTCAGCGGACGGAATGGCAGTCTTTATTGCATTTACTGCTTTATCCCCGATAGTTTCCGTATGTACAGTTTCAGTGGTAGATACAGGCGCAGAAGTTATTGTTGCGCCCATGACTTTCAGCATAGCCTCTCTGGTAGCGGCGCGGTGCTTGTCTATCATCTGGGCGGTGATACGGTTCCCGGTCTTTATCTCCGGACGGGATAGGAAGTACTTGACAAGCTCGTCACTGGGGTTCACGAGATCCTGACGGAGAGTTTGCTCAACGACCTTGAGGTACTTCAGGAACACAGCCTTTGACAGAATATCCTTGACATTGAACACGGATTTGTGGAACTGCTCTAGCGATGAAAGGAACAGCTCCTCATCGTCCTCAAGAATGTTGAACGACAGAAACGGCTCATCGTCCATCACGTTCGGGGCGTTGATGTCGCTGAAGAAATTGTATGTAATTCCGTTAGTGAGTACCGCAAGCCGACAGCGGTTGGTCGAAAAGTAGCGGTAAAGCTGTCCCTGCTGCTGTTTCTGGAGCTTGAGCCCGGCGCGTTTGGCTTCGATAAGTAAGGTTGGTTCGCCATCATGGAGTATGACGTAATCAATTTTTTCGCCCTTCTTTCCGGCGACATCACAGGTGTACTCCGGAATAATTTCTTCTGGGTCAAATACATCGTAGCCGAGCAGAACGAGAAATGGCATGATTATTGCATTCTTGGTAGCTTCTTCAGTCATAGTATCGAATTTATCAGAGTACTGTTGCACTTTGTTACGGAATGTGCGGAAATCGTCTTTAAACATACTGCATTTATCTCCTATCAGAGTATAAACTTATGTAGGTACCGCCCTTATTCGGGGCGGCTTTTTTGCTGTTCTATCCACGGCTTGAAAGCCTGGAACACCTGCCGCTCAATGGGTGATGTCAGGAACATCTGCCGGGAATAGAGAAGCGCCATTCTGTCGGCGCGGGCTTGCGCGGCTGTGTAGCTTATCTGGCAGCGCTCCGCAATCTCCTCGGGGGTATGCAGGTCGAGCGCCCAGAGCACGCACGCCGGAGACAATATCCGAGCCGCGAACATGTCCGCTTCTTTTTCAACTTCCGGGCGGTCTTTGTTGAAAACTCTGGTGTGTCGTTCTCCTTCCCGGAGCGGGTGTCCGAGGAGAATGTGCCCGAGTTCGTGTGCGATGGTAAACCGCTTTCGCCCGGTGGAAGCTGAATCATCGTATACTATCAGCCATTCGCCGCTCTCGGTCTGGAAGCTGATTCCGCTCTGATCTGATTCGAGCATGCCGTACACGCTGTTCTTTGCTATCCTGATGTCGAAATGCCGTGCGATCTTCGTGACCGATACCGGTAGCTCCGTGATTCCTGCGTCAAGCAGACAGCGCCATGCGGCGTTTCTTACGTTCTGATATACTCCATAATTCAAGAATAGTCACCTCATGGCTATTATGCCATAGGTGAAAAGAATTATTATATATCAAAATATGTCAGAGGTCGCTGTCGTCTTTTATTGAATCATCGGCAAGCGCCTTTTGAATCTTAGCTTTCGACATCTTCACCTTATGCGGCGGCTGGTCGCTGCTAGAACGCGCAGCAGCATATACAGTTACCTCGTCTATGCCTAGCAGTTTGTCTACTGCAAGCTGCAATTCTGGGTGCGCCTTGTATGCGGCTATAAGCTGCTGCTCCTTTGTCGTCTGGAACTGCATGGACAGTTCCGGGGCAGTCGTTCTGCCGAGAAGATAGTCGATTGATACACCATAGTAGTCGGCTACCTGTTCAACTTTCGCTATGGACGGGTCGGAACCTTTCATAATGTTAGATATGAAATTCTTCCCTGCTCCACATTCGGCAAGGGCATTTGTTTTGTTTACCCCCTTTTGAGCGGATAACAAGTCAATATTTTGTATGAGTTTATTAATATCCATTTTTACACCTCCTTGACAAATCCTAAATATAGGATTATAATATAATCATACCCCACAACCACACTGGATAGGAGAATGATATGAAATTTGAAACGAAATATATCACAATGGCGTTACTCTATATTGTTTGGTTCACCTTTGTTTTTGCTATGTGTTATCTGTTTTCTCCGTGGTTTGTCCTTCTGCTCTTGGTGTCTCCCAGATGGTCGGACGAGTAACTGTAACACGTATAGTTCTAATTGGACAGCAAATTGAAATAAGTTGTTTGCCTAAATCGGTTAATGACATAGTCCCTTTAATTATTTCTATTTTCTCCAATGGCATGAGATTAGATTTGTAAAAATCGTATAGCTTGGTATTGTAAAATCCGCTATAATACGATTTATCATGCAATGATTCGCCATAATTCACATTGATTAAGCCAAGACGCTCTAATAATGTAATAGACGTAGCTTGCTTGACAATTCCTTCTTTGTCAGTCTGTTCTTTAGACAAATTTCCTAGATATATGTTTGACTGTAATGTAGTATACGCTTGGGTGTTTATTATCTTACGGTATTCACATATTGCAACATATGAAATGCCTCTTAACGATTTAAACAACTTTGCATCAAATGGACTCATTTGCTTAAGTATCTGCGGAAATGACGGATGAGCGGCATCAGATGTATCGCTGTTCATTGTTGAGGCAATCAGGTTAGAAAACATATCACGTAATTCTGCGTTTTCAATACAAAACTTTGACTCTTCAAGTGCAATAGTTGCTGTTTGTGTATCAGGTTCTATTAATTTTTCTTCGGGGATTGCTTCTATTTTTTCGCGGCATGATTTCTCAAATGTTTCAAGAGCAACCTGATATTTTATTTTTCTTTTATCTGCTGCAAATGAAATTCCACAGAATACAAGATACCAAAGCTCACCGAAAGTTTTTCCGGCATTTTCGGCTGTTGGATTCATTAATTTCCCGGCAGCTTCATCTACAGACTTTGGAATAAGCTCGTCCATTATAACACATCCTTCCTGCCGCCCCTCCGGGCGGCTTTTTTCTTTTTGCACAAATTTGCAAATCGCTTTTTGTGCAGTACAACGATAATCCTAAATCTATGATTTTGACGTTGACAAATCCTAATTTTAGGATTATAATATACATGTAGCAAAGCCGTGACAAAGAAATGCAACAAATCCACCGCCCGAAAAGGGGGCGGCAGAACGGTATTATATTCCTCACAACTCTATAATACTACAATTCTAGCATTTTGTCAAGGTTTTACTACAAAACATATCAGAAAGGGCGTGATTTTATAGCACTCGCAAATTATAAGCTTTTCCGCGCAGAGATACGCAAGCAGATGGATCTCCGCGACTGGAAGTACAAAGATCTCGCAAAGGCTTCCGGGTATTCGGTAGCTGCCATCGAGGGGTTCATGGGCGGCTACCGCGTTAATGACAGAGTAGCCGGAGCGATAGCAAAGGCGCTGGATATCCCGGCGTATATGGCAACGTAAGGAGATGAACACCATGGAAATAGGCTACAAGCAGGCGATAAGAATAACGATCCGCGAAAAGAGCGGCAGACCTATCGCGGTGCTTACCGACAGCAAAATCATGACAGGAAGCGGCTACGAGGTCGAGATCGAGCGCCCCGAGGTCGATTACGCAACGCTGGAGGATATCGAGAAGATTGATTCCCCGATACTGCTCCCGCGCCAGATCGCAGGGTACCTGAAGTGCGGTCAGTACAGTATCAACTGCCAGGCAATGCAGGATCCGTCAAAGCTAGGGTTCCCGGTAATAATGACAGGTTCCCGCGTGAAGATTCCCAAGGAGGGATTCGTAAACTTTTGCAGAGGGAAGGAGGTCAAACGGTCACGACCTACGCGGAACGCTACGCGAAGCTAAAGGCGGAGCACAGGTGCGTTGACTGCAAAATCCAGCTTTCAGCCAGCAACAAGTTCACCAAGTGCGACCACTGCCGCGAGTACGACCGGCTCTATAAGAAGCGCCCGAAGCGCAGGCAGCCGAGCGCAAAGCCGGAGGGCGTGCTCACTATTTCGCAGGTCATAGCGCTTGCGACAGAGCGGCACGTCAGCTACGGCGAGATGGTGCTGTTGATGGAGGCGGAGGGAAACAAGGCATGAAATTCAAAATCGGCGATACAGTAAATCACCCCGAGCATGGGGTTGGGCTTGTTATGCAGGGGTTCGGCTCTGAGGGCGGCAACGAACGGTATGATGTCTATTTCGTAACAGTATTGCGGAATAACGGCATTGTTCGCTGCCCTGGTTCGGAGCTTTCCCTTATTGAGCATGAGGAGGCACAGGCATGAAGAAATACATACCCTACGCAATAGCCGCCCTAATAGGCTTCCACCTACGTTGGCTCGTGTCCGCGCTGAACGGCTGGAGCTACTCCATGAACGGCGCGGACATCATCGTAGCTCTGCTGTGCGTAGCTATGGTGTGGTCGTTCAAGGGAGCGTTCCTGCCGAAGAAAACGCCGGAAAGGAGGACAAGCAATGTACACCCCAAAAGAGCGCACGCACGCCATAATGCTGTATCAGAGCGGACTGAGCCTTAGAGCGGCGGCGAAAGAAATAGGCTGCACCGATACCACCGTCGAGAACTGGCTCAGAATCGAGGGAATCCCGCGCAGAAAAGACCGCAGCGGCAGAAATGGTTACACCAAAGCAATCAAGCGGAAAGCCCTGCAAATGCTCGATAACGGCATGACTCTCGGGGAGATACAGGTAATCCTGAAAATTCCACGCTCCACGATATGGCGCTGGAAGCAGAAAAAAGCCGCTAAGTGACGGCAATCACGAAAGCGGCAAAGAAATAATATCACATGCTCATTATATCATGAGCGGAAAGGTTTGTCAAGTGGACAAAATTTATGGCAAAGGCATAAACTACCGCCCGGTCATTGACGGCAAGCAGGACACCCCGCACAGCAAGGAGATATACCTTGAGAAGCTGCTCCCCCTTGAAGAATACGACAAGATAATCGTGCTCTTTTCGGGCGGGAAAGACAGTCTGGCGTGTGTGCTCCACCTGTTGGAGCTGGGCGTTCCCCGGGAGAAAATCGAACTGTGGCACCACGATATAGACGGCGGCGAGCCGAACCTGCACATGGATTGGCTTCCTACACAGAACTACTGTCGGGCTGTCGCAGAGTATCTCGGTATCCCATTGCGCGTAAGCTGGCGGATAGGCGGCTTCTGGAGCGAGGTCTACCGCGTGGGTGCTAGTAATCCTATCCTCTACGAGAATGGTGGCGAAATCGCCATGTGTAAGCTCTCAGAGCGCCAGAAGCGCACACTTGAATTAAAAAGCAAGGTCATGGGTGAAGACGAAAGCGCCAAGGTTGAAAATTACGGCAAGCGTGGAAATTTCCCGGCGAAATCAGCTAATCTTGCACAGCGCTGGTGCAGCTCTTATCTTAAAATCATGGTAGGCGGGGGAGCAATTCGCAGTCTTGAAACGGACGAGCTCAAGGGAATCGGCGAGTGCAATAAATTCCCGGCAAAATCCGGAATAGCCAACGGTCGTTACTGCTCCCCGAACCTTAAACGTGTAGTCGGTGAGAGCGTTATCCGAGAAATTGAGAGCATAGGGAGCCGTATGAAGTTCCCTGCTAAGGGTAGCTGTCAGTCTGGAAGATGGTGCTCGGGAAGTCTGAAAGCTTCCGTCCAGAACGGAGTTACAAGCAATCTGGAGCAGACCAGGCAGGACGTGAAACTGTTGGTGATTTCCGGCGAGCGGCGCGAAGAAAGCAAGGGGCGGAGCAAATACAACGAAATCGAACTGCACCCTACCAACGCTACGGCAAAAGCCAAACGGCTTGTACATACATGGCGTACGGTCATTGACTGGTCGGAGGCAGAAATATGGGACATCATCAAGCGCTGGCGCATAACTCCGCACCCCTGTTATTTTGCAGGCTGGAACCGCTGCTCCTGCGCAATGTGCATATTCGGTCTGCCGAAGCACTGGGCGGGTATCAGGGAGCTGTTTCCGGACTGGTACGAGCAGTTTCGCAATGCGGAAATCGAACTGAACTTCACGCTCGATAACAAGAAAAATCTTGACGAGTACATCGGGGACGCGGAAAGCTGCGTCTGCCGGGACAATCCTAGAGCAATCCAGCAGCTTCTATCCGGCGAATTCTCCGTTGATGATGTCTACGCGGAGGATTGGCAGTACCCGGCGGGAGCTTTCAAGGGCGCGGACGGCGGTCCGTGCTGACGAATAATTATTTATGGAGGGATAAATCATGACCCATTTCACAGACGCCGGCGATATCTCGCCGGAGGAGTGCGAGAAGATACTCCAGGACATTTTATCGACCATAAAGGAGAAGTAGCATGCTAAGAATCGAAGATCATTGCGTAGGCTGCCCTGATGGGGCGCCGTGTATGGGCAGTTCCTGCCCGAACAGAAATGTGCCGGTGTGGTACTGCGACGAGTGCGAGCGAGAATACGACCGGGACGAGCTGAGACTCCTTGACGGGAAGCAGCTTTGCTACGACTGCTTCTGCGAGGAAGCGTGGCTCAGCGCAGATGAACCAGAGGAGGAACAGTAATGCCTAGAAAGCTGGTAAAAACCACAGATATCACCCGTGAACAGTGGCTCGAATATCGCAGGACAGGGCTCGGAGGCTCTGACGCGGCGGTCGTAATGGGGCTGACCCCGTACCGCTCGAAGATCGAGCTCTGGGCGGACAAGACCGGGCGCATGCCGGAAACCGAGGACAACGAGGCAATGCGCACCGGGCGCGATCTGGAGCAGTACGTTGCAGAACGGTTCTGCGAGGCTGCCGGAAAGAAGGTTCGCCGCCGCAACTACATATTCCAGCACGATGAATACGACTTCATAACCGCGAACGTCGACCGTGAGATCATTGGCGAGAATGCCGGACTGGAGTGCAAGACAACATCAGCGTTCACCAAAGCTGATTTCGACAGCGGCGAGATCCCGCTGTACTATTACTGCCAGTGCTGCCATTACATGAACGTCATGGGGTACGACCGCATGTATCTTGCGGTACTCATCGGCGGGCAAAGGTTCCGTTGGTTCACCATCGAGCGGAACGATAGCGAGTGCGCGGCGCTGCTGAGATCCGAAATAGCATTCTGGAACGACTGCATAAAACCGGATATCCGCCCTGAACCGGACGGCTCCGAAAGCGCCGAACACACTCTGAAAGCTCTGTACCCTGACTGGCAGGACAACGCTATCGCTATGTTTGAGCAGAACGACGCCGCTGCCGAGCTTGCAGCCGTGATGGCTCAGAAAAAGGAACTCGAAACCCGGGAAAAGGCTCTCAAACAGAAGCTCCAGACAGCTCTCGATGGCAATACAGATGGCCTGACAGTTGACTGGCACATCTCATACAAGCCGCAGAGCCGATCTACTGTAGACAGCAAGCGCCTCAAGGCAGAGCGCCCGGACATCTACTCAGAATACCTTAAGGAAACCAAAGCGATGATATTCAAGATATCGGAAAGGAAAGAATCATGACCACTACGACCAACACAAACGGCGTTATCGCCGCCGCGGCTCAGGCAAAGCCGCAGGAAGCCCCAGCAAAGGCTACTCCGGCACAGATGCTCAACAGCCTGCTGAACAACGGAGCGATTCAGCAGACCCTCAAAAGCACGCTCGACAAGAACGCCGGAGCTTTCGCCGCGTCTGTAATGAATCTGTTCAACAACGATACGCTGCTCCAGCAGTGCGAACCCAGAGCAGTGCTTGCGGAGGCGCTGAAAGCGGCGGCGCTCAAGCTCCCTGTCGAGAAGCAGCTCGGATTCGCTTACATCATTCCGTACAAGGACCACGGCGTTCCGAAACCGCAGTTCCAGCTTGGATACAAGGGATACATACAGCTTGCGATGAGGACCGGCGAGTATCGTTACATCAACGCCGGAAAGGTATACGAAGGCGAGCTGAAAAGCGAGGACAAGTTGACCGGCGCGGTGGATATATCCGGCGAGCGTGTGTCCGATAAGATCATAGGCTACTTCGCGTATATCGAAACGCTGAACGGATTCAGCAAGACCTACTACTGGAGCCGCGAAAAGCTGACCGAGCATGTAAAGAAGTACAGCAAGGCTTTCCAGAAAGGGAGCGCGATATGGCGCGACAACTTCGACGAAATGGCTATAAAGACAGTGCTGCGGAATCTGCTCTCGCACTACGGGATCATGTCCATTGAGATGAGCAGCGCTCTGTCCGATGAGGCGGCGCCCGGAAAGATCCCCGGTGAGCCTGCGGATGATCCTGAGATAATCGTAGACAGCGATTCGCCGGACGAGTTGGAGGAAAGCCCCGCAGATTTGCAGTAATTTGCAGTTCCGGACAGCGGAAAATATACTCGAAAGGAGTGCATGGAAATGTACAACAAAGTGATAATGATGGGGCGCATATGTTTTGACACGCACCTGAAAAGGAGCCCGCAAGGCAGGAATGTCTGCTCGTTCCGGATAGCCGTTGACAGACGGTTCCAGCAGAAGGGCGAGGAACGCAAGACGGATTTTTTCAACGTGGTGGCATGGCGCTCCACCGGGGAGCTTGTCAATAAGTACTTCGGCAAGGGGCGTATGATACTCGTAGAGGGCGAAATGCAGACCCGGCAGTACACGGACAAGTCCGGGAACCAGTCCACATGGTACGAGATAAACGCCGAGCGCGTAAGCTTCACGGGCGAGAAGTCCGGGAATGCTCCTGCCGCCGATACGGTTCCGGCTGCTCCTCAGGCAGCGCAGAATGCTTCTTCGGAAGCTCCGGCGGCTGATTTCTCGGGCGTAGGCAGCGACCCGTATCCGTTCTGATAGATAGGAGGGCATGCATGACAGAGGGTATACCGTACTTCTCTCTGGATTGCCGGTTTGATGATAAGCTTGAGGAAATAGAAGATATGTTCGGTATGAAAGGGCTTGGTATCATAATCAAGCTCTTTCAAAAGATTTATGGTATACACGGATACTATTGCGAGTGGAACGACAGGGTGGCGTCAAGGTTTGCAAACCGTGAGGCGTTTGTGGGTGTTGATGTTGTTCGTGAGGTTGTTGCCGCTGCGCTCAGAGAATCCAAGAATCATGAATCGCTGTTCGACAAGGAAATGTATACCAAATACGGAATACTGACTTCTCGCGGAATCCAGAAGAGATATCTGAAAGCGGCAAAGTCGTTGAAACGTAAGGATATTTTTCCTGTCTTAGAGTATGTAATTATTCCTCTCGATGATTCAGATATAGGCAATTCCGGAAAAAACGCTGATATTTCCGGAAAAAGCAACGAAAACTCCGGAAAAAACGGCGATATTTCTTCCCTAAATGAAAAGAAAAGAAATGAAATGAAATTAAAAGAAAGGGAAAGCAGGACGGCTGCGCCGCCTGCCCCTTCCCCCACCCGCGAACAGCTTGTGCGCAAATACGGGGAGAAGGCTGTTGCCTTGTATGAGCAGAAATATCAGAACTGGCAGCAGCGCAAAGGAATATCTGGAGGTATCTCCTACGCGAGAATAGCCGAGTGGCTGATCGCCGACGGAGTACCGGAGCAGAACAGCAGCATAGATCAGGAAGATATCTTGCGTGAATTGCAGGAGCAGTATTCGGAGGAGGGATAGAATGCAGATAGAATTCACGGTCCCAGGAGAACCGTTCGGAAAGCAGAGGCCGAGACACAGCCGTGTCTCCGGCACTACATATACTCCGAAGGAAACTAAGCTTCACGAACAGCTTATTCAGTGGGCGTACCGCAAAGCGGGAGGACATAAGTTCCCGGAGGATTCGGAAATCAGAATCACGATAATCGCAGTGATGGGTATTCCGAAAAGCACTCCGAAGTATCGCCGGGCTGATATGCTCAGCGGGAAGATTCGTCCGACCAAGAAACCAGATTGGGACAACATCGGCAAGCTCGTCTGCGACGCGCTGAACGGCGTGGCTTACGATGATGATAAGTGCGTGTGCGAGGCGGTCGTACGGAAATTTTACGGCTGCGAACCCCGCATACTTGTGAGATTGGAGGATATCAATGGTAAATAATGACAACCTAAGGATATACATGAACATGTTCGCAAAAGAAGTCCACGAGAACGCAGTAAACCACGGTTGGTATGACGAGGAGCGTAGCTTTGCCGAACTGATAGCGCTCTGCCACCAGGAGCTTTCCGAAGCGCTGGAGGAATACCGCAAGGGACATCAGCCGGACGAGACCTATTACAGCGATGGCGGCAAGCCGGAGGGTATTCCCTCCGAACTGGCTGACGTGATTATCCGCATACTGGATATGTGCGGAAAGTACGGCATTGATATCGGTGCTATGATTTCCGAGAAACATGAGTTCAACAAGACCAGACCATATAAGCATGGAGGCAAGGTGATATGATACGCGATATACTTTTTCGAGGGAAGTGGGTGGATGACGGCGAGTGGGTCGAGGGATTCCCGTATATCACACACGGCGGTGAACATCAGATAAGATATTACGATTCTGAAAGCAACATTGAGAATTGTTCTCATACAGTAATTCCGGATACTCTCGGTCGGTTCTCCGGACTTACCGACCGCAACGGCGTGAAGATTTTCGAGGGGGATATCATAGAATTTGACCACCCTTATAATGGCAAATCAATACATGCTGTTGTTCAAGATGGCTGTGGGTGGAATTTGTCCAACTTCTATGCTTCTTGCTTCGATTACCCAGGGTGTGCATTCTCGGAGGGCACGAAATATATGACAGTCATCGGAAACGTCCACGACAACCCGGAACTGCTGGAGGTGAGCGGTGATGAAGCGTGACCTTGATGAACTCGACGCGGGACAGCTCGACCTCATGTGGAGCTGCCTGAAACTCCGTAAGGAAATAGCATACAAGTCAGATGTCAGAGCACTGATACGAAACCTTGACGCTATCAGACAGGCGATAGTGCAGATGACCGGAGGGGAACAGGCGCAGTCAAGCTCATCATCGGTACGCTTTTCAGAAATCGGCACATATGTCAATTCGGCTATTGTCGCAGCACTCTGGCTTAGAGTTACTGGGGTGCTTGACAAGCTGATGGATATTCTTCCGGAGGTGAGCGGTGATGAGCCGTAAAGAAGAGTATCGGTGGTACAAGAGTATCGGGATCTGCCCCGTATGCCACAAAACGGCAATGCAAAAAGGGTATCAGACCTGCCTGGAATGCAGAATGAAGATGAGGGAATATGTGGCTGATAGAAAGAGCAGGATGAACGCTGAACAGCTCGGCGACATCAGTCGGCGAACTATCGAAGCAAACAAGCGAATGTATGTGCGCCGTAAAGAAGCGAACCTCTGCACGCACTGCGGAAAAAGACCGGCTGACGATGGCAAAACCACCTGCAGGTACTGCCGGGAAAAGTACAATCGAAAGAGACGTGAACAAAACGCAATGCGAGGCGGGAGTCATTATGATAAGTCCATAGTTCGCAAGGGAACCAGATTGTTTTGCGTGATTCCGGCGGAGCCGGGCGAGCACGGAGCTTACGTCTGCGAAGATATATGCCTGAAGCGTAGCGATGGCATGGTATATATCAAGGACGGAGAGTTCCCTGTTGGCTACATCGGGAAATCATGGTTCTTAAATCGCGCGGAAGCCGAGAAAGCAATGGAGGCGAGCAAAAGTGATTAGTGCATTCATAGGCGCATACATCGAAGCCGCTGAGACTATGCGCCGGATTGAGCGCAGCGAGAAGTGTGCACGCTCTGGAATTGATTTCAAGAGGTTTGTGGCTAAGAAGAGCCGGAGCAGGAAGCAGAAGCACAAGGGAAACAAAAAGAGGTGAACCGCGATGAATAAAAAAGCAGTGCTGCTTAGCGTGCAGCCGAAATGGTGTGCTCTTATCGCGAACGGTAAGAAAACGGTCGAGGTGCGCAAGACCATTCCGAAGATTGAAACTCCTTTTAAGTGTTACATATATCAGTCTAAGAGCAAAGACCGATTGATATATGTAATGAAAGACGGCGATAATGATTACGGCACAATCTATCACGGAAAGCCGGTATTCATTAAAACATTATCGCCGTATTCAAACGGCAACGAACAGAAAGTCATCGGTGAATTCACCTGCGACAGTATTTCCGAGTACGAAGCCGAGTTTTGCAAAACTGATGCCTTTTACCAGGACATCAGAGAAATATTTCGCGATGCCGATTTCCCCGATGACGACGGCCGCAGAGATTTCAAAGTGCTTACCTCAAACGAAGCAGACAATCCCAATGATTGTGATTTCTGCCGTTCGTGCTGCATGACGTTCGATGATGTTAAGGCGTACATCGGCGAGGGATTATGCAAGACGTTTTGGGGCTGGCATATCTCCAATCTGAAAATTTACGAAAAGCCGAAGGAATTGAGCCTTTTTGAAAAGCCGTGCTCGCACAATTGCGAGAATTGTAAGTATTATTGCACAAGTAGCTTGGAAGAACCAGCTTATTGTGAATGGGAAGATTGCGAGATATCAAAGCCGCCGCAGTCGTGGCGCTATGTGGAGGTGAGCGGGAATGAGTGACCGCAGAAAACTTACTGCTGCCGAACGCCAGCAGATCTATGAGAAATTCGGCGGTCGCTGTGCTTACTGCGGCTGCGAAATCACTATCAAGGACATGCAGGCAGACCATGTTGTCCCACTGCACCTCGGCGGTGAGGACGATATCTCAAATCTCTATCCGGCGTGCCGGGCTTGTAATCACTACAAGTCCACGTACACGGTAGAGAGGTTCAGGGAAATCATTGAACGAGCCTATGACACGCAGATGAAATGCAGCGCAACTTTCCGCAACCTAGTCAGGTTTGGAATGATAGTACGCCCTAGAAAGGACGTAAAATTTTGGTTTGAAAGGTGGTAAACAGGAATGAGTGAATACATAAACCGCGAAAGCATAAGAAAGGTGTTAATGGACGTATGCTCCGACGAAAAATGCCCGATGTTTATCGCCGCGACAATCGACCAGGTTATTGACTATGAGCCTGCCGCCGATGTCGCGCCGGTGGTGCATGGCGAGTGGCTGAACATTGACGGAGATTACACCTTTGCGGCATGCAGTATCTGTGAAACGGCATACGAGGTCGCAACCGAGGAGGAAGCAGAAAAGGGCTTATGGGACGCGTTTATGTGTTCTTACCGCTACTGCCCGAACTGCGGCGCTAAGATGGACGGAGGTGATAACATCATGAATACAAACCCTGAATGCTTTACGCCGGAGGGAAACAATCCATACCCGCTGTGTACTGGTAAGGATATGCCGGAATGCGAAAACTGTCAGCTTCGCGCTGGCTGGAACGGAGGTGACACAGATGTCTGAAATCAAGCTGAAGCCCTGCCCGTTCTGCGGGGGCACTGATTTAGATTATTACGTTGATAATTTCGCCAGCACTTACGTTGAGTGCAATACATGCGGCGTAAAAGTCCAAGGAGCATATAACAGCGAGAGGGGCGAAAAAGAAGCTGATGAACTCTGGAACAGGAGGCCGGATACCAATGACTCGTGAAGAACTGGAGCAGATATACTACCTCCACCGGGAACTGCGTATGTGGGAGCAGGAGCTTGAACGGCTCCGCTGCCGCTCGCTGGTACGTTCGCCGCAGCCGAACGCCGGGAGCAGTTCCGGAACGTCCGACAAGGTCGGGGAGCTTGCCGAAAGGCGCGTAGACCTTGAGCGCCGCATAGAACTCAAGCGCGAGGAGATTCAGCAGCGCCGCGATGAAGCAGTAGCGTTCATCTACGATATTCCTGACAGCCTGACCCGGCAGATAGTCTACTACCGCTGCGTGAGCCTGTTCGGCTGGACGCGCGTCGCCTATGAGGTCGGCGGGAACAATTCGCCGGACGGTGTACGCATGATTTACAGCAGATTCATGGATAAGCTGTAAGTTGTTCGTTTTGTTCGGTTTACATGTGCTATAATGGTATTATCAGAGAGCGCTCAGAAATGGGCGCTCTTATTTTACCCGAAAGGAGGAACCCCCATGACCGAAAAGCAAAAACGTTTCTGCGACGAATATCTGATAGATCTGAACGGGACCCGCGCGTATAAAGCCGCATATCCGAAGGTGAAATCGGACGACACCGCAGCGGCGGCGGCAACCAGAATGTTAAGGAATGTTAAGGTACACGAATACATCGAGCAAAGGACGGAGGAGCTCCGCAGCGCCAGGACAGCCACCGCCGCCGAGGTCATGGAGTTCCTGACGGAGGTCATGCGTAACGAGGACGAGGGCTCAGTTTCGCGCCTGAAAGCCGCCGAGCTTCTCGGTAAGCGGTTCGGGCTGTTCACCGACAAGTTGAACGTCGAGGGGAATATCCCGGTGGTGATAGCAGGCGATGATAAAATTGCAGACTAACGCGAAGCAGATATACCTCCCGGAGCTTGTCGGCGGCGGCTACGGCGAATTCTGGCGGTTCCGAGGGAGGTACCGCGTATGCAAAGGCTCCCGTGCGAGCAAGAAGAGCAAGACCTCCGCGCTGTGGTTCATCGTAAATCTCATGAAGCACCCGGCGGCGAACCTGCTGGTAGTCCGCGCGACTTACAACACGCTGCGTAATTCCTGCTTCACGGAGCTGAAATGGGCGATAGCAAGGCTCGGCGTCCAGCAGTACTGGCAGATAAATCTCAGTCCCCTGGAAATGACCTACCTCCCGACCGGGCAGAAGATTTACTTCCGGGGTCTGGACGATCCGCTGAAAGTCACCTCCATCACCGTTGACGTCGGAGTCCTCTGCTGGCTGTGGATAGAGGAAGCCTACGAGATCGACAGCGAGGAGAGCTTTGACACCCTCGACGAGAGTATCCGCGGACAGGTGCCGGACGGGCTGTTCAAGCAGATAACGCTGACGTTCAACCCCTGGAATGAGCACCACTGGCTCAAGAAGCGTTTCTTCGACGCTCCCGACAGCGACGTCCTGGCAAAGACCACGAACTACCTCTGTAACGAGTTCCTGGACGACGCAGACCTGCGTGTTTTCGAGCGCATGAAGCGCGATAATCCCCGGCGCTACCAGGTCGCAGGGCTGGGGAACTGGGGCATGGTGGACGGTCTGGTGTATGAGAATTTCCGGGAAGCCGAGTTCGAGCTTTCCGACCTGCCGGGCACGGCGCGCAGCTTCTTCGGCCTGGACTTCGGCTACACCAACGACCCGACGGCGTTCTGGGCTGGTATGGTTGACGAGAAGTCAAAGAAAATATGGGTGTTCGACGAGATGTACGAGCGCGGAATGAGCAACGAGCGCATTGCAGAGCGCATAACAGAGATGGGCTACGCAAAGGAGGTCATTACCGCCGACAGCGCGGAGCCTAAGTCCATCGACCGCCTGCGCACGCTGGGTCTGCGGAGAGTCCGCGCCGCTCAGAAAGGCAAGGACTCTATCCTTAACGGCATCGACCGCATACAGGATTACGAGCTGATCGTTCACCCGCGCTGCAAGAACTTCCTTGTGGAGATCTATAACTACACCTGGGCAAAGGATAGGTTCGGACGCACAATAAACAAGCCCATCGACGATTTCAACCACCTTATGGACGCCATGCGGTACGCGCTGGAAAGCGATACGAAACACGCCAGAATACTCAACAGAAAGGAGATGGGCATTTACTGATGATAAAGCCCTTCACGATATCGCGGGAAACTCCGGTCACGCCGGAGGCCGCCTGCAAGTTCATCGAGGATCATACCCTGCACACGCACGCCAGATACGACCTGCTGGAGCGCTACTACGAGGGACTGCACCCGATATGCAGTCGTGAGAAGCGCTCAGTCCTCGCGAACAACAAGCTCGTCTGCAATCACGCGAAATACATCTCAGACACTTGTGTAGGCTACTTTGCGGGCAATCCGGTGAAGTATTCCGGCGAGGGTATAGAGCCGCTCCTGGAGCTTCTGAGAGCCGCTGACAGCGATACACAGGACATAGACCTCGCGCAGAAGGCGAGCATATTCGGCACGGCGTACGAGTTCATCTACACCGACGAGGACGGACAGCCCCGGCTGTATTCCCCGGACCCGCGGCAGGCGTTCGTTATCTACGACGACACGGTGCGGCAGAAGCCGGTCGCCGGAGTGTATTACTACAAGCTCCACGACAGCGTTACGAACCAGGATACCGGGTATTCCGTGTATCTCTGCGATACTGAAAATGTCATGCATTTCACGACCGACACGGGCTTTTCTGTCGCGGGCGGGGCTGAGAGCAGACCTCACGGAATGGGCGGCGTGCCGCTCATCGAGATTTACAATAACTCCACCTGCGGCAGCGACTTTGAGCCTGTTCTGTCGCTCATTGACGCGTACAACACGCTCCAGAGTGACCGAGTGAATGACAAGGAGCAGTTCGTCGAGGCGATACTGCTTATTAAAGGTTCAGTCCTCGGCGACGATAACGACGAGAAATCCGAAAGCTACAAGGCGCTCCGGGAGAACGGCCTGCTGGAGCTCGACGCAGACAGCTCCGCCGAATGGCTGACGCGGCAGTTCGACGAGAACAGCGTGGAGGTGCTCCGCAAGTCACTGGAGCAGGATATACACAAGTTCGCGAACGTCCCCTGCATGAGCGACGAGAGCTTCGGCGGGAACGCTTCCGGCGTTGCAATGCGCTATAAGCTCCTCGGGTTTGAGCAGATAACGAAAATCAAGGAGCGCTACTTCCGGGAGGGTTTGAAGGAGCGCCTGCGGCTTCTCTGCAACTGGCTGAGCACCACCGGGAAAGCCGCTATCAGCAGCCGGGATATTTCGATACAGTTCACCAGGGCGCTGCCGGTCAACGAAACCGAGGTCGCACAGCTTGTTTCCGAGCTGCGTGACATGGTTCCGCGGGAAATACTGCTCGGGCTTCTGCCCTTTGTGGACGACCCCGAGGGAGCCGCTGAGAAGGTCAGGGAGCAGCAGAACGATTTCCCGAACCTCCCGCCGGATATGACCGATGAACAGCCGTGATTACTGGGAGCGCCGCGCCGCTCAGGACATGTACGACCGCATGGGCACCGCCGAGGAAACCGCCGCCGAGATGAACAAGGCGATACAGCAGACCTCCGCGTATCTCGAAAAGGAAGTCAAGGCGGTCATGCGCGGAATGCAGTCGTTCGGTATCTCAGAAGCGGAAGCCAAGAAGATACTGAACGCCGCCGGAGGGGACGGTTCGGCGCTCCAGCGTTTACGCAAGGCGGCTCAGCAGGTAAGCGACCCGGAACGGCGCGAAGCGCTCCTGAATGCGATAAACAGCGCCGGAGCGTACCGTTACCGCATTACCCGTATTGAGGAGCTGAACAAGGACATCAACCGCCGCTGCCGGGAGTTGTACAAGACAGAGAACCGGCACGTTACGTCCGCGCTGCGGAATGTCGCGGAGGACAGCTACTACCGGGAGATTTTCAGCATACAGAAAGGCACTGGGCTGGGGTTCAGCTTCGCGAATTTTTCGCAGCAGGACGTTGACAGGATATTACGTTCAAACTGGGTCGGGGGGAACTACTCGCAGCGTATCTGGAAGGACGTAAGCGGCATGACAGCTAGGCTCAAAAACGAGCTGCTCGTCAGCATGCTTTCCGGGCGCTCCAACGAAAAGACCGCGCGGATATTCCAGGAGCAGTTCGGCGTTAACGCGTTCTGCGCCCGGAGAATCGTCCGGACGGAGAGCGCATATGTTGCGAATGCCGCGCAGAAGTCCGCGTATTCCGAAGCCGGGATCGACCGCTACAGGTTCGTTGCTACGCTTGATTCACGCACCTGCGAATGCTGCGCCGCCCTGGACGGCAAGGTGTTCGACCTCGCAAAGGCAAAGCCCGGCACGAACTACCCGCCCATGCACCCGTTCTGCCGCTCGACCACCATCGCGGACTTCGGCGACGAGGAGCTTGCAGGTCTGGAGCGCCGGGCTAAGGACAAGGACGGGAATGCCGTTAAGGTCCCGGCGGATATGTCCTATGATGAGTGGCGGAGGGAGTTTGTGGACAATAAATCCACCTCTGAAAACATGAAAGGACCTGCTCCGGAGATCGGAAAACGCAAAGATCCTTGTGCGAACGGGCATTACTTCATTGATAAGAGCGAAACGCCCCCGACCTGTACAGAAGATGGGAAACGTGAAAAGGTATGCGCTGTTTGCGGCAAGACCGAAGTTGAAACTGTTCCTGCCACCGGGCACAGATATGTCGATACCATTGTACAGCCGACCTGCACCGAAAAGGGGTACACGCTTCACAAGTGCAGCGTATGCGGCGACAGTTATCAGGACGCCGAAACTCAGCCGCTCGGTCATAATTATGAGGCAGTCAAAACAGTTCAGCCGACCTGCGTTGACAAGGGCTTCACAGAATACCACTGCACGCGCTGCGGCGATACATACACCGATGATATTCCTGCAACAGGGCATAAATTCGGCAAGTACAAGATAGTCACCAAGCCTACTTCCGTTTCAGAAGGGCTGAAAGTACGGAATTGCAAGGTGTGCGGCGAGAGCGATGAAGTAGTTCTGCCAAAAACCAAGACAGTTACCAAGGCTGAAAAGAAACAGAAGCTGCTTGATATAATCAACGGAGCCCAGCAAGATATTGACAAAATCGCACAGAAGCAGTATAATAATATATGGAAGAATCCTGTTACAGCCGCCGACTATAGCGCCAAGCAGAGCACAATTCAAGCCAAGAAGGATTATTTCAATCAGCAGCTTGCTTCAAATCCCGCTGACAAGGCAAAATGGCAGGCGCTGCTGAATGAGCTGGACGATTTTGAAACCCAAGGCAAGAAATATGCCGCTTTGCAGGCAACAAAGAATCAGGCGCAGTCACAGCTCACGAAACTCGCTTCAAAGAGCGGCAGTTCGGCTTCGTTTGCACCGGACGCATATTCTCGATCGAGGAAGAATGCGGCGTATTGGTTTAAGGGCAACGAAAAGGCTTCAGCAGACGCTGCGCTTCGTCCGAAAAGTGGCACAGTGTGGCAGGCAGCAAGCTCCGACGAACGTCAGGCGGCATGGAAGTATACATCAGGTTCCGGAAGCTTTAATCGTCCCCTTCGCGGATACGATGGAAACTGGTATAATTACAAGGGTGTTGGAAATGTCAGTCTTGATAACGAGGGTAGCGAAAGTGCGATAAAGCATCTCACTGACCTGATTGACCGTTCTCAGTATAACTTCGATATCTGGCTCAATCGTGGTATAGGTACATCATCTGGCGCTGCTTCGTTCCTGCAAATTCCGGAAACGGTGCTGACAGGTGCTTCTCAAAGCGATTTGAATAACCTGCTGGTCGGCAAGGTAGTCAAGGACGAAGCGTTTGTGTCATGCGGCAGCGCAAAGGGCGCAGGCTTTTCGGGGTATATTTTCAATGTTTATGCTCCGAAAGGCACTAAAATGCTTTATGCAGAGCCGTTTTCAGCTTTTGGGCAAGGGCACGGCCAGAACTGGGACGGACTAAGCGGACAAACAAGTTTCGGCGGTGAATTTGAAACGATAATTCAGCGAGGAACTGAATTCCGCATTACGAAGGTCGATAAGCAAGGGAGCAATATTTTCTTTGATATTGAGGTCGTTAATCAGCCGTAAGAAAGGGAGTGGTATGAATGGCTGAAAGCAGAAACCCTAGATGGGAAAAAGAGCCGTGGAGTACCACGGTTCCTTCCGGCAATATCCAGTGCAGGGACTGCATTTTCAGGCTTCGGCCTATCACTATTAACGGCGAAAGTTTTGACCGGTCTGCATACGGAAATTGCGAAATATATGAGTACCCTAATGCCAAGCCGAATGAGGTGTTATGGCAGGGTGATAATTGCCCGAATTACTCCAAAGAATAGAGGTGCTATCATGAACGACAAACTGAAATCAGCCGTCTACGGACTGGCTGTCGGCGACGCGCTTGGTGTTCCGGTGGAGTTTATGAAGCGCGGCTCTTTTCATGTGACCGGAATGACCGGATACGGTTCACATAATCAGCCTGCCGGTACATGGTCTGATGACACAAGCATGACGCTCGCAACCTGCGATTCAATAAGGGTGCTTGGCAGGGTCGATTGCGACGATATCCGGAACAGATTCCGTCAGTGGCTCTATAACGCAGAATACACAGTTGATAACGTGATATTTGACGTGGGGAATACAACCGCCAGGGCGGTGCGCTGCGGCAAAGGCGAAGACAGCGAGTATTCAAACGGCAACGGCTCGCTTATGAGAATACTGCCGCTTGCGTTCACAAACGCAGAGGACGAGCTTATCGGTGAAGTGTCTGCGATAACTCATGCACATACCTTGTCAAAGAGCATTTGTATCAAGTATGTGGAACTGGCGAGGGCTTTGCTGAACGGTATGCCGCTCAAAGACGTACTTACTGACCTTGGCGAGGAAACAGCCGCACCGGCTGAACTCACCGAATCCGAAATAAAGTCAAGCGGATATGTAGTCGATACTTTCAGAGCTGCGCTGTGGAGCCTTGCAACGACCGATAATTACAAGGACGCGGTACTAAAAGCTGTGAACCTCGGTGACGATACCGATACTGTCGGAGCTGTTACCGGAGGACTTGCCGGAATCGTATATGGTACGGACGGGATACCCGGTGAATGGATAGATATGCTCAGAGGTAAAGAGATTATCGACAGGTGCTTGTTTTAAAACAGTAACATAATAATTAAGCGCTATGCAGCAATGCACGGCGCTTTTTTATTGCCCGAAACACGCTCACGGCGTTAAACTGCGCGCGGAAATAGAGCCGACAGGCTATAAACGGAGGTAACTATGGCAGACGAACAGACAACCCAGACCACACAGGAGCAGGGCGGCGCTCAGACCGCCGGAGGTGATCCTAACGTATCTACGCCCGAGCCGGAGGCGGAAAACAAACCGGAAAAGCCCGCTGAAAAGACGTTCACCCAGGCAGAGCTCAACAAGATCATCGCGGAGCGCCAGAAGCGCTGGGAGAAGAAAGCGGCGGACGAAAAGGCGGAGGCTGAGCGCGTAGCCGCTATGACAGCAGACGAAAAGTCGAAGCATGAGCGCGAGAAGCAGGAAAAGGCTCTCGCAGACCGCGAAGCCGCTCTGACGAAGCGGGAGCGCACCGCCCTTGCAAAGGAGTACCTCGCGGAGAAGAACGTACCCGCCGCTCTGGTAGGGGCTGTGGACATCTCCGACCCCGACGGCATCGAAGCAAGCACGGCGGCAGTCGCGAAGGCTTTCACGGACGCCGTCAGCGCGGAGGTAGCAAAGAAGTTAGCCGGAGCTCCCCCGAAAAAGGGCGACCCCGGCGCAAAGGACCCATTCCTTGACGGACTGGGAGTTTAACAGGAGGTAAATTTAATGGCAGTAAATCTCGCAACAAAGTATTCAGATAAGGTCGACGAAGTATTCAGGCTCGGAGCGCTCACCACTTCGATGGCGGGCGGCAAGTACGAATTCACCGGAGCGCAGACCGTCAAGGTCTACAGCATGGGAACCGCTGAAATGAACGACTACAAGGCGACAGGCTCCAACCGCTACGGCAACCCCGAGGAGCTGGAGGACACCACCGAGGAGCTGACTCTCACTCAGAAGCGTTCGTTCACGTTCACCATTGACGCCACCAACGCGGTGGATTCCCCGGCGGGTATCCGCGACGCGGCAAAGGCGCTCCGCAGACAGCTCGACCAGGTAGTTATTCCGGAGGTGGACGCCTACCGCTTTAAGACCGCCGCGAACAAGGCTGAGCACGTAGCGGTCAGCGCCACCAGCAACTCCACCGCATACAGTGATTTTCTCGCGATAAACAGCGCCATCAGCGACGACGAGGTGCCTGCGGTCGGCAGAGTGGCGTACGTTTCCAACGCGTTCCTCAATGCGATAAAGCAGTGCGACGGCTACACCAAGGCTTCCGAGCTTGCGCAGAACATGCTCATCACCGGGCAGGTCGGCGACGTCGACGGTGTTAAGATAGTAGCCGTTCCCAAGAGCAGAATGCCCGCCGGCGCGTCGTTCATCATCGCTTACGGCGAATCTGTGTGCTCCCCGGAGAAGCTCGCAGAATACAAGATCCACGACAATCCTCCCGGTATCGCGGGTCACCTTGTCGAGGGTCTGGTGTACTACGACGCGTTCGTTACCGAGAACAAGAAGTGCTCCGTCGGCGTTCACTTCGGTGCTATGGGCGAGATAAGAGCGTCCATGACCGCCGCCGGTTCCGGCAGGGGCAGGCTCAGGATCGCGCGCAACGCCGCCGGAAAGCTGATGTACAAGGCAGACAGCTCCGTCACTGTTCCGAAGTTCGGCGCGGCGGCGACTGGATTCACCGAGGTCCCTGCGGACGGCATTATCTCCGCGACTGCCGGAAACAAGGTCGCTGTAGTTTCCGTTGTGGACGATAAGGCCGTAGCGGCTTCCGCCGTATTCGACGCGGTAGTCGGCGCATGACCCCGCTTGAGCGCTTCAAGCTTCTTGCCGGGATAACGGACGATTCGCAGGACGGGTTAATAACCGCCCTGCTGTCGGACGCGGAGGATTCCGTCCGCGACTATATCGGGCGTGATGTAGTCCCGGAAAGGCTCGTTTCCGTGCAGGTTCAGCTTGCAGTGATAGCGTACAACAAGCGCGGCGCTGAGGGCGAATCCTCCCGCAGCGAGGGCGGAATTTCCCAGAGCTTCGACGGACTTCCGCCGGAGCTTCTTGCGCGGCTGAAAAACTATCCCAGAAAGGCGGGGGTGCTTTATACGGCTGATACAGAACAGGCTTAAAACGCTGCCGCTTTCCCGCCCTGCGGCCGTGAAAAGCGCCTACATCGGCTCTGAAACGCGCTGGAAGCCTGCCGGAAATATCCGAGCGGAAGTCCAGCCGCTCTCTGATAACGCCACCGCCGAACAGTACGGCGTGAAGTTCAGCCGCTCGGTGGAGCTTTACTGCGATACCGGAACGGATATCCGCGAACGCGACCGTGTGAAGCTCCCCGGCGGCACTTACGAGGTCAGAGGGGTGACTACCTACGGAAACGTCAGGAAGGCGGTGTGCGAGCTGGTATGACGATACGGGAGCTTATCAAGAAAATGCAGTCCGTCCGCGCGGACAGCGGAAAGGTCCTCGACCGCGCCCTGCTCAAGGGCGGCGAGAAAATACGCGGAAACGCCGTCCTGCTCTGCCCGGTGGACACCGGAGAACTCCGGAACAGTATCCGGGTACAGCGGCTCGCGCCGGGCGTAGTCACGGTCGGCACCAACAAGGAGTACGCGATATTCGTGGAGTACGGTACCGGCACGCAGGGCGACCCGGGAGTGCCGCACACTGCAAAGCTGCTCTGGCGCTGGCAGGACGAACAGGGCAACTGGCACACCTCGCACGGGCACAGGGCGCAGTCGTTCCTCCGGGCGGCGGTCGGAAAGAACGAGGAAAAGAAGATATACGCCATCGTCGCGGAGGAACTGAGAAAGGCTATAGACAATGCTTGATATCAACATCATAATTCCGCCGCTGGTGGAAGATATCGTCCGGCTGGAGCCGCAGTTCCCGGAGATAGTTCCGGAATTCCCGCTTGCGATACTCACGCCGCTGGACATGGGTTCCGGCACGATAATTTCCGGCGAGGAACGGCTTGCGGCGGTGTCGTTCCAGGTGGACGTATACGACACGAAATTGCAGCGCTGCACTGAAACGGCGCTGAAAATCTCCGCGCGGCTGATATCCCGGGGATTCGTCCGGAACTCGGGCGCGGATATCCGGGAGGACGGACTGCACCGCCGTACGCTGACGTTCAGCGCGGCGATAGACGAACACACAGGACTAGTTTACAGGAGGTAAATATGGAGCTTTTAACAAAGGACACGCACCTTGATTTTTCTTCCGACGACGGCACAACATGGCTTGAGCTGTACGGTCTGGAGAGCTACCCCGATATGGGCGCCGACCCGCCCAAGGTCAAGGTGACGAACATGCGCGACGCTAACGAGCGCTACATCGGAGGCATTCCCGACGTCAGCGACATGAAGTTCGGATTTTTCTACAACAAGGAGAAAGACCCTGACGCCGGAACGATGATAAAGAAGAACTTCGCAAAGCTTAAGGAGCTTGAGGAAGCTGGTGCGAAGATAAAGTGGAAGCTCAACTATCCCGACGGCACTTCCTACGCCTGGGAGGGCAAGCCCACCGTGTACGTTAACGGCGGCAACGTCGGCGAGGCTATGAAGTACACTCTCAGCGTTACGCTTGAAAGCAAGCTTGAGTGGAACGGAGGTAACACATGACGGGAGCATATCTGAAGATCTCAGACGAAAAGAGCCTGGAGCTGCGCTTCACCGCGCGCCGGGCTGAGAAGCTCGAATCCGAGCTTGACTGTGACCTGCTGCGGGGACTTTCCCGCTGCCAGAGGGTCGGAGTGCTGACACGGTTCATCGCATGCGGCGCTGATATCTCGCATAACGAGGCGTGCGACGCGTACGACGAGTTCGTCGACAACGGCGGCACCATAGAGGAAGCGTCCGAGGTCGTCATGACCGCGCTGAAGAACGGCGGGTTCATCGCGAAGTCGGCAGTAGAAGCCGCAAAAAAAATCCAGGGGCAGCTCCTCGACCGTGCAGCGCGGGGGAACTGATAGCCCAGCTACGAAAGGCAGCAGTAGACTGCGGCGCATATACGGAGCAGTTCTACGACCTCACCCCGGCGGAGCTCTGCGACCTGAACAGCTCCGCCGTGAAGCGCCGCACTGATGAAGCCCGGAGCCGCGCGGTGTTCGCCTGGCATACGGCGTACCTGACCGGGCTTGCTACGAATGCTCCGAGGAGCTTCCCGCAGACCCCGGAGCGGCATTTCGGTGCGCTCATGCAGGACGATACTCCGGCATGGAAGCGCTCGCAGGCGTCGATGGCGAGGATAGCAGCCGTCCACAATCAGCATTACAGAGAGGAGGCGGGTCATGACCGTTGAGGAGCTGAACATAGTCATTTCCGCGAACGACCGGAAGTTCAACGAAGCCATCGGCGATGTAATAGGAAGGCTGGACGACTTGGAGGAGCAGTCCAGACGTTCCACCGATGATATCGGAAATTTCTTCACGAATCTCGGACACAAGCTTGCGGCGCTAGGTATCGGAAAGATAATCGGCGACAGCATAATGTCCGGCGGTGAGCTTGAGCAGCAGCTCGGCGGCGTGGAGGTCGTGTTCTCGGAGCATGCGGAATCCATGAGGAAAGCAGCTGCGACCGCGTACAAGGACATGGGGCTGTCGGAATCCGACTACCTTGCGAAGGCGAACAAGATGGGCGCTCTGCTGAAAGGCTCCGGCTTCGATACCGGGTACGCTTCGGCGATGTCGCAGCAGGTTATGCAGAGGGCTTCCGATGTGGCTTCCATCATGGGCGTTGACGTCAAGGACGCGATGGAAGCGGTCACCGGCGCGGCAAAGGGCAACTTCACAATGATGGACAATCTCGGCGTTGCCATGAACGACACGACCCTCCAGGCGTACGCGCAGGAAAAGGGGCTCGGCAAGCTCGAAACCACGCAGCAGAAGGTCAGCGCGGCTATGCAGATGTTCCTTGACAAGACGGAGTACGCCGCCGGGAACTACGCCCGGGAAAACGATACGTTCTCCGGCTCGCTGACGACCGCAAAGGCGCAGCTTGAGAACATGACCGCCGACCTCGGAACGCAGCTCCTGCCGACCGCGACTTCGCTTCTGACGATGGCGCGCGGCGGGCTGGAAGCGATATCCCCGCTCGTCGTATCGCTCGGCGAGGGGCTGAACAGCGTGGCGCAATACCTCATAGGTCTGTCGCCGAGCGCAAAGACCCTGCTCGGGATAGCTGTGGGCGCCGCTGTAGCGATCCCGGCGGCGACTAAAGCGCATGCTTTGTGGACTGCCGCAAATGAGAAATGGAACAGCCTGCTCAATATCCTTATTCCGAAAGAAGCCAAGCGTGCGAATATAATGAAAGCCACTGCGGGGTGGCTCGTTATCGTAGCCAGCCTGCTGTCTGTAGTCGCGTCCATCGGAGCGACCGCCCGGGAGATGAACGAATCCGAGAGCGCCGCGATGGAGGACACCGCCGCCGGAGCCGACAAGGCAGCCGAAAGCACGGACAGCCTGTCCGACAGCATGGCTGGTCTGGGCAAGAGCGCGGATACTGCCAAGAAAAAGCTCGCGGACATCGACACGCTGAACGTATTCGATTCCGGCAGCAGCACCGGCGGCGTGGATTTCAGCTCGATAGTGGACGGCGCAGAATCCGCGCAGGATTCTGTCGCAGGACTGACTGACGAGCTCGCAGGCGTTACAGGCAATCTTGATGAACTCAGCGAAAAAACAAATAACTTTAGCCTTGATGTACTTGCAAAGAACTTCGGAGATACCTTTAAAGATATCAGGACTGGGTTTGCAACATTTCTTGACGGCTTCAACTTTAACAGCGACACACAGCTTGACAGCCTGCGGGTGCTTGATTCAAAGGTCAGGGAGCTTTTTGGCGATGACTGGTCGGATTTCTGGACTAACGTCGGAAGTACGATGTATCAGGCGTTCGGTACAAGGGAGAATACAGAGGAACACAGGCAGGCTCTTCGCGATGTTGAGAGCTTCCTGACTGATATCCAGACATCGGTAGAGTCTTTTGCTTCGCCTATACAGCAGGCGGCTTTCAAGGTGTGGGACGGGATTTTCATGAGTCTGGGGAGCGCTCTGTACAGCTTTCAGGATAAGCTGATGTCTGTCGGAGCAACAAGCACGGGCGATTTCTTTTTTAAATATATCACAGGTCAGATAACTGTTGACGACCTTGCCGACGTAATGAAGATAGACCAGATGTCCGGCGAGCTTGAAACGCTGTACGACGACATGAACTCCGCGCTCCTGGAACGCTTGAAGCGGGGAATGAATGCGGCAGACGCGTTGAACTCCGTCAAAAATGATTACCTTACCGACAGCGCAAAGCAGAAGTTCTTCGACGATAACGGATACGGTGATATGCTGAGTATCGCCTACGCTTACGGCTTGCAGCAGTCCCTTGAGGAAACAGGGCAGGTGCGCGGCTACGATTACGCTGATTATTCCACACAGCAGAGCAGCATTCCGGGCGCAGTATACAGCGGCGGAGCAATGACGGGCCCTGTTCAGCTCCCCGACAGTTCGGCGGCACCGCAGATAATAGAGTTCCACAACTATATTGACCTGGACGGGCAAATTATAGCGGAAAACACAACGCAGTATCAGAACAATGAGCAGACCCGTTCAAACGGCTATTGACGTTTGGGATAAACTGCAATATGATCCGTTTGATCCGGAAAGGAGGAACAATGTCCGAAAAAACCGCCTCGATAATCAAGATAGACGGCGTAGAAATGCCCACGCCGAGCAGCTTCAAGCCGCTCTATAAGGACTACGACAGCAAAAATTCCGGGCGGTCGGAATCAATGTATGCGACCCGCGACATCATCAGATCGGACGTCCGGAAGATGTCGTTCACCTGGATAGTGCAGACTCCTGACCTGCGGAAGATACGCGAGGCTATCAAGCCCCCGAAGATACAGGTCAGGTTCTTCGACATCAACCAGCCCGCCGACGTTCAGTTCAGCACGATGGAGTGCTACGCCGACCCGACCCGTGAGCCGGAGGTGCTCCGCTGGGAGCCTTCCGACCCGGAAAAGAGCTGGTGGAGCTTCACCACGTCATTCACGGAGTATTGATATGTACAATGTTTCAGATACCTATAGGGAGCTTATAAAAGCGCCGGTCCGGTACACCGGGATAAGCGGCGCGGCAAGGCTCCGGGACGGCACTATAATTCACCTGACCGACGACAATATTGCCGCCGGTTCCCTTTCTATAACGCAGAAAATGAACGGCCGCGGGGACTTCCGCCCCGGCGGGGTGTACTCCGGGGAGCTTTCCTGCTCCTTAAAAGGCTTCGCGGGGAAAACCAGCGACCTTGACGGCGCGGCGATACGGCTCGCGTTCATTCTGTACCACGACAGCGATATGCAGGCTGCGAAGTCCGAGACGGTGCCGCTCGGACGGTTCTATGTGGACGGCTCCTCGATAAAGCGCCGGAACGACACGGTAACGCTTTCCGCGTTCGATGGAATGGCGCTGTTCGATGTGGAGGCGACCGAGCGCTCCGGAACGCTGTACGAGCTTGTGTGCGGAGCTTGTTCCGCGGCGGGGGTCTCGCTCGGAATGACGCAGGCGGAGTTCGAAGCGCTCCCGAACGCGGCGCAGACCGCGAAGATAAACACGGCGCGTATCCAGACTGAGCGCGACCTGCTGATGTATGTCGGCATGATGACCGCTTCGTTTGCGAGGATCAGCCGCAGCAACGAGCTGGAATTCGTGCCGCTCACATGTGAGAGAAACGACGGCGGCGTAATAGTCCCGGTGCGTGAAATAGCCGGGAATATCCGCTTCAATACGGATTTCTCGGACGATACGACCTGCATTGCGAAGCTGTTCACCAGGCGAAACGGCGCTGCGGTGTACTCTACAAGGGAGATATCAGCGGGCGGCAGCGAGAAGCTTGCGGTCATGGAGCTGAACGAAAATCCGCTGCTTGCGGAGCTTTCCGACGACGTTGTCGCGGGGGTGCTCAACAATGAGCTTTTGCAGATGTACAAATGCCTGAACCGCGTTTTTGATTCGAGTTTCACCGGCGACCCTGCTCTTGAGATCGGGGATTATGTCCGGCTGCGGGGCGGCGCTATAGACACCGACCGGGGATATGCAACGGGCATGATCACCTCTCAGATCTGGAGGTACCGGGGGCAGCACACAATAAAATGCAGCATGCCCTCGTCCCTGTCAGCAGTGGAGGAATCGGCGGTAGCGGCCTATTCTGCGGAGACTTACACAGGATCCAGGCAGCGCACGCAGCCCAAATCCCAGCTGGAAAAGCGCATGGACGCGATGGAAGCGGCTTCTTCCGGCACAGCCGAAAAGCTGCAGACTTCTGGGACAAATACTGCCGCCATAACCAATGAGTATGGTGGCATAACCACAACGGAAAATGGTGTAAAATCACTGAACATTGAAGCAAGCCCTAGCTGGAACTACTTCGAAATGAAAGCACCGCCGGGATTTTATATTCTAGCAAACGAAGACGGGTACAATATAGTACAACAGTATTCTGATGGCAAAGAAAAATGCATTAAGCTTAACAAAAATAATGGAATAAAAATTGTATCTGATTCGGGCGAGCAAATTAGATTAGAGCTGGTAAACAGTAATATGGGAATCTTTATGGATAAAGGTGATTTCGAAATATATTCCGCTGGAAATAAGCTGTATACAGCGGGTGGCAGCCTGTATTTTAACGGCAAAAAGGTACTTTTGGAGGGATAAATTATGACATCAAAGACTATCGCGCTCACGGGCGCGGAAATCAGGGTGGATTACGGCGGAGGCACTAACGTCTGGCTGAGGAATGACAGCACAGCAGTCGTGTACGCTTCGGCAGAGGCGGGTATATCAGCGGGAGCGGACGGAGTAGTCAGCATCCCGGCGGGGCAGGCTATGAGGATAGACGGTGCTTGCGGGACGGTGTATCTGCTCGGCACCGGCTCGGTTCAGCTTGTAGGCTCGGACTACACCGCGTGCCCTTTTAAGACGTCAGCACAAGGCGGCTCGGGTGCTGACAGCGTAGCCAGAGCCGCCATAGAAGCGCATGCGGCTGACGCGGATATCCACGTAACAGCCGATGAGAAAGCGTACTGGAATACGCTGAGCGGAAAGAACGATCTTGACAATCCGGACTTCCGGGTAAATCAGCGCGGGCTGAGCGAGTACTCCACCGGCTACACCGTGGACAGGTGGTATATCTCCACTGATAAGTGCAAAGCTGCTCCGGAATCCGATGGAATCCGCCTGACTGCTACAGCGGCGCTGACGTCAAACACCCACGCATTCTGGCAGAATATCGAATTCCCGCTTGCTCCCGGAAAGTACACGCTCTCGCTGAACGTTCTGGAGGTATCCGGAGTATGGGCCGCGCGTATCCGCACTGTGACCGCAGCCGGGGACTACGTTGA